AGTAGACACATCGGCACTTTCCAAGCGTGCCGGTTGCACCATTAGCTTTTGAATTACCGTTTTTGTTTCTACGGCTTCGGCTGTTATATTATCTTTTGCCATGATTAAATATGATTAGTGCGTTTGGGGTTACTTGTTACTTTGTAGGGTAGGTTGTTGGCCTCACCGTCGGCGTCGACAATTGCGGGCAGGTCGGGCAATACTTCGCCTTTTTGCACTGCCTTTAACCATGCAAGCGCCGTTTTGTATCTGTCCTGACGGAGCTCGAGCGATGTGTTTACATGGCAGATATTGATAAAATGCCACACTGCAATGTCTTTTATAAATATCATAAGCAGCGCATTGCGCGCCGAACCTGTTTTGGCTAGCTCTGCATCTATATCGTAAGCCTTCAGGTAACTTTTAGCCTCCTGAGTTCCGGCATCGATAGCAGCTGTTAGCAAAGTTTCGTCGCCATCGCTAATGGCCTCTATTTGCTCTGCACCCAAATGGGTGGTTAATTCGGTTGGACTGATATACATATTAATTTTATATTTACCCCTAACCCCTAAAGGGGAATAGAGATTGTTAGTACTGTTTTTTAAAGCCCCTTTAGGGGTTTGGGGTCTATATTTTACGATTTTTAAATTCGGGATGTGTGATTATGTGGTTTTGCGTGTCATAAAAAGCGTTTTTTGATAACACGCCAAGGTTTTGCGACTTGCAAAGCTGTTTCTGTTGTTTTAGTGCCACCACATCATCGCTCGTTAGCGACACATATTTGTCGTATAAATATACGCGGTAGCGCTTATTGTTGAAATGTGCCATCTCGTCGGCACGCCGGCACTCACGTTTAAAATACTTCCAACCCGCGAGTCGGTTCATTTTGCGAAGCTTAGCCCGTAGAGCCAGTGCGCGAATAAGGTTTAAAATCCATTTAATCATTGTGTGTGTTGTTAATTGATAATTTATAATTGATAATTAGAGCCTATTTCTGTTTGCCGGCTTATTCCACGTTTTTACATTACCACCTGCCATAATGCTTATTTTTTCGTTGATAATGGTAACAGCACCCTCTATACAGTCGGGACCATCGGCGGGAGCTCGCAGCTGCATATTGAAAAGTTTAAACTGCTCGGCTAGCCTTACCATGTGCGGATTGTCTTTTTCTTGTATGTTGAAAACCAACTGTGAGTTACGAACCAGCGGCTCAAGTGTGCCCTCGATACGAATTGCTTTGTCCGGCTTTTTGCGTCCGTCCGGAGTTATGTTTATAAATCCTTTTTGCTTACCCAGCGTAAAAAATAGCGGTTTAAATACCTGCTCAAAAAATGGATCCTGCAGCGTGTTATTTTCGAGGTAGTTGTAAAGCATTGTTTTATTGCCCACATAATCGCGCTGCGCATAGAACCATTCGGCAAAGGTGGAATTGTTTACCTGATCCAGGAACCCATGATAAATATAGAATTTACCATCGCGATAGCCCAAAATCCATGTGGCCTTAAAGCTGACACCTTTTTTCTGTTTGTCCTTATTGCTTGGGCTGGGGTCGGCATAATTTACCACGAATGAAATAGAACTAAGCGGTGGACACTTGCCCCAAGTAAGGTCACCAAATACAGTTCCCTCGGTAATGGGGTTATTCATGTACTCTTTTTGGAAACTACGGAATCCCATAAATCGCTCCATGGCTTCCACCTCGGCTTTAGTCCATTTTTCTGCCCAGGTAACGTTGCCGTTTTCGTCGTAAATATTAACCTGCGAAACGTGTACGTCCTGCGTATCGCAAAAGCGCTGTAGTACGGAATCCACACCAATTAAGTTACCAACCATTATAAAGCGACCACGACCGCCATCCAATGCTCCGAAAAGCGCCTCCTTAACCCAGTCGGTAAGTTCGCTAACGCGGCTTTCATTCAGAATAAGCTTGTCATCGTCTAAGTCATCAATCACCACATAGTCCGGGCGTTGGTCACGGTAACGAAGTCCGCGGGGCGATTGTCCACGACCACGAGCAAAAAAAGCACACCCATCGCGAGTTACAAACTCACCATCGGTCCAATGGCCTGAGTTATACTGCTCGCCAAAGTCGTTAATATAGCGTTGGTTGTATTGGAGCTCGCTCTGTATATCCGCTAATAGCGTGTTGGCGTTGTCGCTACTTTTACCCACCACAACCATTACATTGAGCTCGCGCACCTCCTGGCATTTTAACCACAACGGAATAAATACATCCATGTGGGTTGATTTGGCGTGAGCACGTGCCCACTTAAAAGCCGCCTTCAGGTTTTTTGTCTTCAGTATTTTGTTAGCGGCATCAATCTGGAATTTACCGGATTTTGTTTTTGCGAAATGTGGGAAGTAATAATCTACAAAATAGGCATAGTCTTTCCGCGCCCGCTTAATGCGTGCCAGCTGAGTAGCGCGGCTTTCGCTGCGATCAACTACGGTTTTCGACTGAACCTCTTCGTTGTGAAGTTGCCAGTCTCGGAGTGCATCGGTTATTGCTTTCTGTGCCATTGTTGTAGTGTTGCTTCCACGCGTTTAAACTATCTTTAAGTAGTAAATCGCAACATATCTCCATGTCGCGAATGCTTTTATCAATAATTGTTTGTCGTGCCATGATTTTACATTTTTGTGATATGCTCGTTAATGTACATGTCCTGGTACTTATTTAGCGCACGAAGGAATTCGGGAGTAATTTCTTTATCAAATGTGGCGCGGTACTGCATCCATTTGCTGAATGCCATAAACACGTCGATTACACTTACTATGTTTGCCTTCTTGTCCAGCTTTTCGATAGCTGATGCGAACTTTGAAAGCTTATCAGGGAGTGAACTGATAACTCCAATGTCATCGCTAGCCTGTACCTGATCGAGCACTTTATTAAGAGCGGCTAATGCCTTATTAATTAACTCGGGGCGCGTCACGTTAATGCTAGCCCTCCGAACTTCCCAACCATCCTTATTAGCCCATGAGCTGATGCTTTGCTCGCTTACACTTAACTTTTGAGCAATTTCTTTTTGAGTCTCACCATTCATATAATACATGCGGGCGAGCTCCTTTTTTTGTTCCATTTCTTTTTTACCAGCCATTTTTTTTTCGTGTTAATTTTCAGCAAAATAACAAGCTTTCGTGCGCGTATTAAAAAATGAGTGACAAAATGGCAGCGATTTTTTGAGGGGCTGTTTTTTAGCGGTTTTTTTGCACTGTCAAATCACCCATAAAGGGTTAAATAACCAATTAAACAGTATTTAAAACATGGCTAAAGAGAGAAAACCAATACCGTTCGAAGCGCTTGATTCGACCTTGCTCACAAATGGTATGCGTGTGATGGTTGATGGCGTAGATATTTCGCAATTTCAAAAAAACCCGGTTATGCTATACGACCATAACGATTGGCAATTGCCGATTGGCCGCTGGTTGGACACGGTTAAAGAAAATGCCAAAATACTCACCAATGCAGATTTCGACTACGAAGACAAAGATGAGCGCACTCAGGCAATTATTGGCAAGGTGGAGCGTGGCTTCTTAAAAGCGTGTACTGTAGGGCTTGCCGATTTAGAGGCGACAGATGACCCCGCGTTTATGCTGCCAGGTCAAACGGGTCCAACAATTCTCAGATGTCGCTTGCGCGAAATATCTATTACATCAATTGGGCGCAATCATAATGCTTTACGATTGTACGATCGCGACGGAAACGTGATGGAGCTGACCGACAAAACGGACACAAAGCTATTATTATCGGATTTTATTGTTTCACAAAAAATAACAACTAACATGAGTAAAAAGTATTTAGAACTGCTCAACCTGAGCGACAAAGCCACGGAAGTGGAGATTGACGAAAAGGTGGCGTTGCTGCTTTCGGATAAGAAAAAAGCAACAGAGGATTTGGAAGCCGAAAAGCTGAAAGTAACTGCCATTGGTGGCGAAAAGCAAAAGCTTCAGGAAAAATTGGATGCGTTGGAGCTTGCCGACAAAACGGCTAAAAAAGAGGCTTTTGATGCCGAACTGACAGAGGCGTTCAGAGATGGTCGCTTAAGTGAAAAACCCGAAGGCGACAAAGCAACACCAGTAAGGGATCGTATGCTTAACCTGTTCGACAAAGATCCGGAAGGAGCACTGGCGTTGGTTAAGGATTTGCCAAAACACAAAACGGCTATTAACCTAAGCGATGTGCCCGCTCCCGATAGCGAAAACGCATGGGTAAAACGCCAAAAAGAAATTGAGGCACAAACCCAAAAAAAATAATTCATAATTCGTAATTCATAATTCGTAATTCATAATTCATAATTTCCAATTCATAATTAAAATCAAAAATCAAATGAAAGCGACAAAATTCTTACTGTCAATTTTCACGGTGCTGTTATTCGGCATCTTTTCGGGAGGTGGTATAGCAATGGCCACCGGGTTCGACCCACTTGCCACTATTGGCACAATAACCACTATCGGCCTTGCCGGTTCGTTTTTTCCTCAAGTGGCTGGCATATTGCCTATGGCCGTAACCGTAACATCGGCTTATGCCGGCGAAGTGCTGGAAACCTTATTGGTACGAGCCACTACGGGCAACGAAATTGTTGCAGGCGGACACATACATGTGCAGCCTAATGTAACTAAAAAGTTTGCAATCCCGCGCCTTAAAGGCACTAATATGCTGCAACGCCGCAAAGAGCAACCAGTTGAAAGTGACAGTGTAGGCGGTTTTACTATCGACGAAAAATACTTGGAACCTAAAGATGTAATGGCATTCACCACATTTAACCCTCGCGTATTCGAGAGTATTTGGCGACCATTCCAAACAACAGGTAACTTAGTATTTTCGGAATTACCATCAAACGTACAAAGCTCTTTATTGGCCGAACTGGCTAAAATAGTTGACTTCCAGTTGGGCGGT